AAAACAATGTATAAATTGTGGTAAACTTGATGGAACACTATTTGATAATAAAAATGATAAATTTATAATTAAATGTTTAAATGATACACCATGTACTAATGAAGAATTTGACAAAAAACGATTTGCATTATTAAATAATGTAGTAAATGATTTACATGACAAAATAGAAAATATAAAAAGTGATATTATAAAGATAAAATTAGATATAATATTTGATTATGTTAATGAAGATGATGCGATTAATAAATTTACTTTACTAAAAAATAATTTAAATGAGTTAGAAAAATTATATAGAATCTATAAAACAGAATATTTGAATGTTGTAGATAATAAAGAAAAGAAAGAACAAATAAGAGAAGAAAAAACAAATTTATTTGTTAACATTGAGAGATTGAAAGAATTAATCAATGAATATAAAAAAACAGATAATATTAACTTAGTAAAAACAGCATCTGAAATATATATTTCCGATATAGCTCCTATTGCCAAAAAAATAAGAAAACTTAAATATGTCGAAAATATAATTGATGATGTAGATGACAACTATTTTTTGATTCAAAAACCATATACAATTAAACAATTAGAAGTTATTTAAAATTAATTATACAGTTTGTATTTTACTATTTACTATTTACTATTTACTATTTACTATTTACTATTTACTATTAATTATTAATAAATAATAACTCATAAATATATACAATGTTTTTAAAATTTATTAATTTTCCAATATTTATTATATCATTCATAATAGGATTAATATTTATTCATATTTCAATGCCTGATGAAAAAACAGTATACGTGTATCCTACACCTAATAATATTAATTCAATAGAATACAAAGATATAACCGATAATTGTTTTGAATTTGAATATAAAGAAGTAGATTGCGCAAAATATGAATCAAAAATTAAACATATTCCTCTACAAAACTAAATATAGATAATATATATAAAAATTAAAATATGTTCAAAAATTTTCAAAAATTGATGTATACAGATTTAGGTAAAATTGTTATTTCTATTATCTTGGGATTGGGATTATCTTCATTATTTAGAAAAGTATGTACTGGCAAAAAATGTTTGAAGTTTCAAGGACCACCATTGGATGATTTAAGAAAAAATGCTTATAAATTTGATAATAAGTGTTTAAAATTTAATGAAAAAGCTATTACGTGTGGTAGTAAACCACAATCGATTTCATTTGCGTAAATATATATATTAATTAATTTAATCAATATATATCATGTCTACAGATATATCACAACTACCATTCCAACCAAACGAAACAAATAATAACAATATTCAATTGGAAACTAGTGAGAATGTCAAAATAGAAAATAATATTCAAAATATAGAAGAACAAAGAAATAACGATCCAGCCATTCAACAAAAAGATTTAAACAATTTAGTAACTGATATACAACAAGCCAGTGCTGCTGGTCAAACAAGATTACCTTCAAGAGATATACCAAGTAATAATGAACACTTAGTAAAGGACCCCGAAATTAAACCGAATTATATACCACCTCCACAAGAAGAGGATTATATCAAAAATTATGAAAATAATGAATCTATTATTATGGAAAACAAAAAAAAGCAGGAAAAAAAAGATAATATGGAAGTGTTGTATGAGGAATTTCAATTACCAATTTTACTAGCCATAATTTACTTTTTATTCCAATTACCAGTAATTAAAAAGAATTTATATAAGTTTATACCTATGCTTTTTGATAGTGATGGGAATCACAATATTTATGGATATTTATTTACAAGTGTAATGTTTGCTTTATCGTATTATGTACTGAATAAATTTGTTATAAAGATAAGTTATATATAAATCATAATTTTTCGAATTTTGTAATTTTAACATCTGAAATAACCGAAAAATATTTAACTAGATCATCATTTTTGTAATCATTTATATAAATGATGTTTTTTATACCCGATGCACATAGTATTTTCATACAATTAATACATGGATAATGTGTAATATAAGCAGTACATTCTTTACAACTAACACCTCGTTTAGCACAGTCCGCAATAGCATTTTGTTCAGCATGAATAGTTGACATTTCATGATTATCTCTAATAATAGATTCGTGTTTGCATCCAGGTAAAAAACCATTATAACCTTGTGAAATAATTCTATTATCTTTTACTAACACACATCCAACTTGCAAACGTGTACATGGAGAACGAGATGAAGTAATTTTTGCTAATTCAGCAAAGTATTTATTCCACGAAGGTCTTTTTGGTTCCATATTAATATATTAAATATACGTAATATTTAATATATTTAAATTTTAACAAAATATAATGATAGATAATGATGAACCATTAAAAAAATATATACAATGTTTAATTGATAATTTAGATAAAAATAGATTACCAAAAAAATTGGATTTAATATTAAGTGGTGGAGCTTTTAATGGGGCATATTGTATTGGTACATTAATATATCTAAAAGAGTTAGAAAAATTAGATATTTTAAATGTAAATAGGGTTTCAGGATGCAGTATTGGAGCAATATTGGGTGTTTTATATTTAACAAATAATATGAGTTATTGTATTGAAATTTATAAAAATTTTTTAGATAACTTTCGAAAAGAATTAAATATCAAATTTCGAGAACAATTAATAAAAAAATATGTTTATGAAGTTTTTCAAAATGATAATATGGAGAGTATAAATGATAAATTATATATTACGTTTTATGATAGCAAAAAAAAAGAACAAATTGTTATAAGTAATTATGAAAGTCGTGATGTATTAATAGATTGTTTGATTAAAACATCACATATACCATTTATGTCTGGTGAAGATTATAAATACAAGAATAATTTTGTAGATGGAATTTTACCATATATATTTAAAAAAAGTGATTATGAAAATTTAAATGATGCTAAAATGTTATATGTAAAGTTGACTACAATAAAGAAATTAGCAAGTGTAATGAATATAAAAAATGAGAAAAATGTATATTCTAGATTATTGCAAGGTGTTGTTGACATAGATGAATTTTTTAATAAAGATAAATCAGATATGTGTAGTTATGTAAATAACTGGAATATAATTGATTATGGATTATATAGATCAAATAGTTTTATGAATATAGTAATATTGTTTATAATTGATATTATTATAATTATCAAAAATAAATTAGATAATCAATTTAATAGTTATGATAGTTACAATAAAATAAAAATAAACATATTAGATATGTTTAAAGATTCAATAGAATATTATTTACTATAAATTTTATTTTTGGGAATAGATAAACAAAAATTGTTTGGATATCCTTGTTTAATACAATTCTCATATTCTTGAATTGATGTTACAAAATTTTTATATTCATTATCATTTTTTATTTTAGAAAATGGCTCAATATAATTCGGATAAATAATGTAATAATAAATACAAATTATAATGATAAATGCTGAAAATAATAATATATTTATATTCATTTATATATTATTATTAATATTATATTTCAATATTCAATATTTTTTTTATTTTAGGTTTTAATGATATTTTTTTAGTTGTTCTAGATTTTCTAGACTTAGATTTACTTTTTGTTTTAGTTTTAGTTTTAGTACTAGGGGTATAGCGTAGAAAATATTCTTCATATTCTTTAGAATTCTTTTTATCTCTAAGTTCTTTATATTTTTTTGTCTTATTTGCTCTAATCGATTCCATGGTTTCTTGTTCTCCATAACAATTAATACTAAATCTTTTTAGTAAACCTTTTTGTTCTAATCTATTCTTAGCTTGAACTTTAAATAAATATTCTGCCATACATAAAATGCGGTCTTTATCGTAATAAGCTCTATCAGCATAAATGAATGCCAAATAAAAACTTAACATTGTATCGATTGTAGCAATGCGTATTTTTCTACCTTTAATATTTATAACATTATAACTATGACAAGCAATTGGTTCATAGATAAATGCTATTGTTTCTTTATTAACTTTTACCTCATAATGTGGAGCAATAATTTCTCCAATACCATCTCTTTTAATAATAGAGACATTTTTGATACCATTATCTATTAATCTTTCTTTGACAATAACAGCTGATCTTTGAGGATTTTCTGATAAAACATCAAAATCAGGGATTTTAGATATTTGTTTCTTTTGATATTTTGGCATATATTTTCCGTATAATGAACTAGCATAACCACCAAAAAATACTACACCTTGATCAATAAATGATTGTCTAACAATTTTGTATATTTTATTTATATTTTTGTCTTTTACATCAAAATTTCTAATAAAATCGATACTTTCACAATCATTTGCTTTTAAAGGATAATTTTTATTTAATAAAATTAATCGTTTTAATACTTTTTCCCATCTACTAACATCACCAGCCGGTCTTGATAATTCTAAATACATAGCCATTCTTAAGTAATTCGGTGGAGCATAATAAATATTATCAACTTTTATAGCTTCTTTGGATATAGATTTAAAAATTTTAGGAGTAAGAAATGTTATATCTGCAATTGGAATAAAATTGACAAACACTTTGTATGTACCATAGTGCATACCTGATTTTGCTTCTACTTCTTCAAAACCTGCATTTACATATAAATCTGCTAATTCTTTTGCATCACTTAGAGCGTTAGGGGAGAAAAAATCATAATCTGGAATTTCAATATCTTTATCATAAAATTGTTCTTGAATAGGTAAAATATTATTGATAGCGGTTCCTCCATAACAAATTAGTTTTTTTTTACGTAAAAAATCTTCTAAAATAGAAATCATTTTTTGAACTTCAGGTGTATTAACTATTTTTTTCCCCGTTGTTTTTTCTACTTTATCAATTGCTTCTCGTAAAATAGCAATTTCTTTTTCTTGAAATGTTAAATGTTTTTTTGAACATGATACCATTTTTATAACTATATATTATAGTTATAAAAATTTTGATTATACTTTGAAATTATAGAAATCACTCGATACTTCGCGTGGTCCAAATGAATATTCTTTGGGTGGTGGAGTAGGTTTTTCGATTGTCACTGGTATAAATCGAAGAGTTTCAGGTTTCAATACAAATGCATGATGATCATTTTCAAAAATTTTATTATAAAATTTCATATTTGTATCTAAATTTTGCAATGACATTCCAATAAATTGACAACCATATTTCATACATAAATTTGCTGAATAATTATCATTATTACTACTTAAATTTGGCATCGTTATCATCATATTTTTCTTATTATAATTAATTAGTTCATTCATATTATGTGTATTTACTACATTGTTAAATCGATACGCTCTCATAAATACCGAATTACTAGTTATATTTATGTATTCTTCTAAATCTGTGCTTTCGAATAATGGATTTGATTTATCAACTACTATAATTGCTTTTCCAACAAATTTCTTAATTGGAACTGCTCCTAAATTCTTTCCTCCATATTCATAACTATATTCTTTACCTAATATTTTATTTTCTAAGTTTTTATAAATAGCATTTGCCATAAGATTATAGATTTTAATATTGTTACTTTTGATTCTAAAATGTAGAATCAGTGGATCATCGGGATTTGGAGAAGTACCACTAGAGAATGCGTAATCAGAAATTGTTTTTAATACATCTTCAAACGGAATACTATTATAAGATTGTTTAATTGAATATTCATCAACACTAGATACCGCAACTACAGGTTTATTATTTACAGAATAAATTTCGAAATCAAGAGCTCTTGCGCCTTGTTTAATCGCATTTTTGAGTGCACATAAATTAACAAAATCATTTTTATATTTCCCACCAGCACAACAATTATAAGCTGTTTTAATATAGTAATCTCTCAAATTATAACTAAAAGATGTATCTTTTGAATATATTGATGATACTTTTGCGAAATTAGGATATGTTTTAGAAATATTTAAACAATTTCTTTTATTTAATGTAAGTTTATCTTGAATCCAGAGACCAGTTATGACAATAAGAATTATAATTATTACTAAAATAATGTAATATATAGCTTGTGTATTATTTTCTAATTTAATCAAATTTTTTAAATTTTTTAAATTATTTGGTAATTTCATATTTATATATTGTTAATAATATAAGTTAAAAAGTTTAATAATATTATTAATAATATATAAACATGCCAGGAGGATTACTAAATATAGTTGCATATGGAAATCAAAATGTAATTTTAACTGGAAATCCGTCTAAAACTTTTTTTAAATGTGCTTATGCTAAATATACTAATTTTGGTTTACAAAAATTTAGAATTGATTTTGATGGACAACGTAATTTAAGACTAAATGAATCATCTACATTTACATTTAAAGTTCCTAGATATGCTGATTTACTAATGGATACATATTTATCTGTAAATTTACCAACCATATGGAGTCCTGTTTTACCGCCAACGGATTGTTCCGGTCAATGGAGACCTTATGAATTTAAATGGATAGATAATTTGGGTACACAAATGATAAAGGAGATAAATTTTAGAGTTGGAGGTCAACTCATACAAAAATTTACAGGTCAATATTTATATAATCTAGTTGAACGTGATTTTAGTGATTCAAAAAAAAAATTA